AAATCTGCCGGACCGTTCTTGCCGAACAGGTCTGTGGCCCAGTTGTTCAGATCCTGCTGCAGCTGGCTTACCTTTCCCTGCATGACCACTTGTGCCTGAGACGCCCCAATCGCGGCCTTCCGTTTAGCCAGTACTGATTGCTGGGCATGCTGTTGTTGCCCATACTGTAGGGTTTTGGTAAGTCCCAGAGCTTTCAGCGTGGACTGGTACTGCGCCGAGGATGTTGCCCCGCCCAGTGAAAGCATTGTCCCATTGCTCTCGGAGTTCGCTTCAGCCATCAACATGGACTGCAGACCTTGCACGGTACTGTCCGGGCTGGATAGGCCCATGTTGCCAACCAGATAATAGAGACTGTTCGTCAGCGGTTGACCAGGGCCAATCATGGCCTGCAACTGTTCTCTGCTAGGGAATGTCCCGCCGTTTAGCCTGGTGGCGATCGACTCAGATACACCCATGATGTTCTGGTTGCGTGTCTCGTCAGGGTCGATACCGAAGGTGAACAGGAAGTTCCTACCTGCAGCGGTCGCGAGCCACTCCTGGCCCTGCGCACCGGCTTGGATGTTTCCTGGTTGACCCATAACCACCGCCGCCGCTGATGCGGCTGCCATATTGGTCTGGTACCCGGTCGATCCGGGCTGATAGCCGTGAATGCCGACCATGCCTGCCATTGCGGAACCGTAGCCGGCAATGTTGCTTCCGAACAGAATCCCGCTGTTTGGGCCAGCTCCAGCCGTCATTTCCGCGCTGGTCGTATATCCAGGCCCATAGCCGGTTCCATAGAAGGGGGCCATGGCTTGCGCTGCTTGGGACCACTGCATCCCTTGGGGGGCAACAGCAGCCCCAGCGTTAGCCATCTGGCCGACGCCGTACAAACCCGCAGCTATAGCCGTATCCCCGGCGACGGCGAGCCCGCTGAGCCCGCCACTCCCGGAGGTTCCCCCACCTGACGCTCCGCCGGCACCACCACTAGCGTTACCACCGCCAGGACCAGGTTGAATGGGGACCCCGTTTGCACCTGGGACAGGGACGTTGGGCGCTATGGTTCCCGCCGACGACGTAGGTCCAGCAGAATTAGCTCCGCCACCGAACACGTTGGTGATGACGGTGGCGAATCTTGTCCCCAGCTTTTCCAGCGAAGTCTGGAGCGTGGTAGCCATGCTGCCAATAGCGCTGCCGACGTTAGCCACTACTGTGTTGACAGAAGAAACAGGCCCGGTTCCGTGCTGCGTGCCTCCGCCGCTCTTGTCCGTCCATGTCGAGGACTTGGGTTCAATAGCCGGTTGGCTAGGAGCGGTCGGCACGGCCATGCGCATAGGCTCGATGGGCTGCTTACCAAGTTGTTTGGCACCTTCGGAGATCGACTTCAAGTAGCTGTCGATCTGCTGCAGCCCAGGAACCGTTGCTTTGATCATGGACGTCATCGCGGTTTCGATTTCACCCACGCCACTAGCGACCCGACGAGTGGCCGCGCCAGCTTTCTCGATGCCGCCTGTGTCCAGCAATTGGATCATGGGTGCTTCGTCAGCTGGCATCGTTTACCCCTGGTTGCTGGTGGATCTTCCTGGCCCAGCCAATCGCCATAGCATTCCAGTACTCTCGCTGGCGAGCAGGCAGGTTCTTGACATCAGCCAAGGTCCAGCCCGGCCGGTACCAGCAAATATTGTCCACCTTGACCGCCAGGTTTTGGACGGAGTCAATGGCGGATTCAAAATAAAGTGGGCAGCCCTAGAGCACCACTCAATTCGGTGTCGCAGTCTGGGCACGCTACCACCACCTCCCCCAGTCTCGGTCCAAAGTCCATGGTGTTGACAGCAACACGGAGCAGGTCGCGGTCTTTGATCCCGAGCGCCCGCACAAAGCCCATGGCACCGTCGGGGTAGGTAATCATGTCCACCCCGTCCACCGACAACAGCAGACGAGACAGTAGCCGTGAGTTCACTTCGGCATTGGTGGCTGTACCATCGCCGAAGGCGAAATCCTCGTCGTCGGCCATCGGCCGGCGGAGCACAGCGTGCCGGCCCTTGCGCAGAGTGGCGTGCACGCGGGTAGCGGGGTCGTCAAGTGTCTTGTACTTGATGTCTTTGTCCAGCTCGAAAATGATGGCCTTGTGCTCGTTGCAGGTACGGCAGAAGATGTTTCCCTCGAAGTCCGGCCCCCATGTAGCGATACGGATGCCCAGCAAGATGGCATCGCGGTCACCTATGAGCAGCTGGCGGATGATGTCGGGGTTGTGCGCGACCCTGTACCCATTGATGGCCACCAGGCCGCGCTCGAGGATCACTTTGCGCAGGCGGACCCAGGTGAGCCCTTGGCCAGCTCCAGTCGAGCTGGCTAGGACCCGGGCCATCATTTCCTCGTCATCGCCGGTCAGCTCGCGCACTTCGGCTTCTCGGCAGACGGTGCCGGGCGCCGGCTGCCAACCTCCTGGCAGCTGGATAAGGCTGGGGCCGACCGAAAGCTGGGGCGCCGGGTCCTCCAGGCTGTCCTGGAGGGCCTCGGCGGTACCAGTGGGATCAACCAGTGGTTCAAAACTGCTGAGAAAATCAGTCATTGATGCGCTCCTGCTAGAAGATGGATCAGTACCCGCCAGCACCCGGCGGGGCTACGGCACCAGCGGGAACAGCACCCGAAACACTGCCGGCACTGCCTGTGTTGCTGGAGCTGCTTGAGCCGCCGATACCGGCCGTGTTGCCCACGTACGTGGTTAGGGCGCCTGGGGTGGCGTAGTAGACACTCAGGCCCTCATGAGCAATCGTCAGGGTCTGGATGAACACACCACTACCTCCGGCGTCGAGGTCACCGAACTGCAGGCCCTTGGGCCACGCGTTCGTGAGGACGACCCGGCATTTGATGGGCCAGTTCCCCTGGCCGCGGGGCATCCCGGCGTAGCTCGCCCCCGAGGTGATGGGGTGGGCCAGGACGTCGATGGCGATCTCAGCCCGGAAGTCAACGCCCCCGGGGTTGAGGCCTCCGCCGGCCGTGGCCGAGAAGATGAGACGGCCCCAGTCCCGCAGCTCACGTCCGGTGTACTGAGACCCGCCGAGTTCTGGCGTGCCCCCGACACCCTGGGCGAGCGTGACATCGTTGAAGCTCGTCGTGCCCGGGAGCTTGCGCGGGGTGGTGTTATCCCCGCCTTCCCGGTAGTCGATTTCTCCGTTGGTGAAACTCATCCCAGACACTGTCTGGAACCCGAGCTTTCCGATCGACCCCGGGATAGCTGTGGAACTATGTGGGAGGATCGTCACCATGAACTTGAAGTTACGCAGCGGGTCAGAGCCCAGTCCGCGTCGTGCCATTATCTGGCTCCTTTCCTAGCTGCTGACGGTGGTGGAGGACGTGGCGCCGTTCTGCCACTGGCTCATCTGCATGATGATGAACTCGGCCGGCGTCACCGGAGCGATGCCAACCTGGCAGATCAACTGTCCAGCTGCGATGGTGGCGGCGGTGTTGACCGAGCTATCGCAAGTCACGAAGAAAGAGCTGGCCGCGTCAGTGCCGGCGAAAGCACCGGACGCGAACAGGTTCTGCAGGAACGTGGACACGGTGACCGTGACCTGCGCCCACAACACGGCGTCGTTGTTCTCGAAAAGAGCAGCCTGCAGGGTCTGCTGGACTGTCACTTCGATGAACGACATCAAACGCCGGACATTGATGTAGCGCTGCTGCACCAACGGGGACAGGGTCCGAGCGCCCATGACGACACACCCGAAAGTCGGCATCGCCTTGATGGCGTTGACGTTGTTGGCGTTCAGGTTGTCGAGGTCGGCGTTGGTGAAGTAGTACTGCAGACCTGAGACTGCATTGAGACCACCAGTCCGCACTCCCGCGGGCGCCTTCCACGGCCCCGCCATCCCGTCGCTCTTGGCATATGCCCCCATGACAAAGCCACCGGGCGGGACCAGGCGCACGGCGCCCGGAGTGGCGCTGGACGGATCGCTGATCAGCACCCATGGGGCATAAATGGCCGCGCAGTCCGTAGCGCTGAAATTCTGCACGAAGCCGCCGGTGGCCGGGCTGCCGGCTGCGGTTGCACCCGTGAGCTGGGCGGCGTACTGCGAGGAGGTGTAGGTGCTCTGCGCCGGAGCTGGCGGGTCGATGACGATGAAGGTGTCTTCAGCGATCGAGCGGCCCTGCGAGTAGGTGATGGCCCCGCCGACTGCAGAGGTGTCGCTGTTGCCGGGAAGATTGAGGACCAACGGCCCGTTGTAGGAGTTGAGCAACGGCAGGGCTGCCACAACTTCAGCATCAGTCGGCGCCGTGCCATCAACACCGGTGGTACTGCCCGACCCCTGGCCGATGTACTCGGCAGCAACGGTCTGCGGCGGGTACCCAGCGGTAGTCGTGGTCCCTTGCAGGTCGGTGACGTTGATGTAGGCACTACCGGTGTTGATGTTGTTGATCATTGAAGCGAAGTACCGGGAGTCCCACTGGTTCATCGACAGGTTGTCCCAGGTTTCCTTGGCGTTCGCTGTGGTGAGCCCGCCGTAGTAGACGATCAGCTTGAAGTGACCGGAAATACCATCACCTGCGGCCGCGATCTGCACGCCGATGCTGTTGCCCCAGATCCCAGGGCTGATGGCAGACACAGTGATCGTGTTCTGCGGGGAACCTTCCGTGTCCTTTAGGATCAGGCTGGCGGTGGCAGATATTGTGCCGGTGCCAGTCGTGGTGTGCGTGACGCGGAGCACGAGGCACCGGCCACCACCGGACATGAAGTACCCGAAGACAGCGAGCGACAGGTAAGTGGGGACGCCCGGCCCGAAGCCGCCGTAAACGGCCTGGAATTGCTGCCAGCTAGTGATCAGGGTCGGAGTGGCGACCGGGCCTTGCATATGAGCACCCACGAACACCGCGGTGGTCTGCACCGATGCCGTGGGGGCGAATGAAGAGCTGGACGATTCCTGTATGTAAACGTCCGGCCGATAGGGGATTGGCATCTGCCCTCCTTGTTGATGTTCGTGTTATGAAGCAGTCACCGTGAACGTGTCCGTCTGTGTTGCCACATCGGAGTCCGTGGTATTGGTGACGGAGAGCAGAGCCTCGCCGACGGCGGTGCCGGCGACAGAGCTGTACTCGATCTCGGATGAAACACGTATGATCCAGATGTGGCGGAAGAACCGCTTCTGGTTCGCGTCGGTCTGCCGCACTTCACGTGGACCAGACAAGACATCGAGACGGCGCACGGTACCCGATGGGCACATAAGCACACCGAACCGGGGCATCAGTACCTGGAACGTGAGCATGGCCGACAGCTGACGGACGTGCTGCATGTTCGTGGCGTTGGCGGAAATCTGGTAGTAGAGGTACAGCGGGATAGGCATGTCGATGGTGGCAGTAGTGCCCAGTAAGTTCCCTGAGTTGGGTTCGTACTGAGTGATCTGGTTGAAATTGCGGTGCTCCCGCTCATGGTCGATGTCGAAGTGCATGAAGCCGCACTTGATGTTGGGGTAGGTCAGCTCCGCCACGCTGCGCTTGTTGCCCATGGTCGCCGGCCGGTTCTGGGGGTCCATCTCCCGCTGCGGGTTCTCCCACAGGAAGGGCACACCGATCTTCTGACCAGAATTAGCTCCGACGAAGTAGCCGGACAAGGCAATGCGAAGGCCCTCGTCTTCTTCGAAGATGAGGTTCCGCCAAGGCTCGAACGGCGGGCTTAGCGGGATGGGGAAGAGGCTGTCGCTGACGTTGCTCACTTGGCCCCCAACAACTGCCGGCGGAACTCGGCCTCGGCTTCGGTCCGGTGCTCACGAGCCGCGAAGAAGAACGCGCCACTCGGAGGAGTGGTCTCGGTCCCGATCTCGAAGTCCATGAGGTAGGAGCCCGCCTCGCCCTTAGCCTCGATGACCAGGTTGCCGTCCTGGTCATGCACCTTGACCTGCTGCGCCAGCGGGCCGTAGACCGGGTCCTTGGCAATAGCCTCCCGCAAAGGCTGGGCGACCTTCTCCGCCGCGGCCCGCCCGGCTGGCTTTACCCGCTTAGCGGCATCGTTGAGCTGTTTCCTGACAGACGCCAAGGATCCAGGTGCAGCCGTGTTGATCCAGGCGCCTTCAGCCACGAAACCTCTCCGTGTCCACTATTCATGTACAGACGCCTCCCACATGGAGGTGCCCTACAGGTCAAGAGTAAGGAGAGTCTGTCCAGCTCGTTGGAGGGACCACTGGCCAGTTCACGCGCTCGGCCGGACCCCACGGCGGGGTCGGCGGCTGCCAGAACGGGAACGGGTCTGTATAGAGGTCGGCCGGCTTGAGCTGCACACCTACGATGTCCACCATGAACCACATGCCTGTCAGCCAGCCCCGGGGAGCATAGCTCTGTACCCGGTACAAGTTGCTCTTATAGGCGAAGCGATCGTTCATATGACTGAAGGGGTCCTCAGGGTTGCCGAGCCCTTGTTTCCGCATCTGGTCCGATGAGACGCGCATCGACAAGTGCGACGTCAGATAGGACCCATCCTCTGTCTGGGTACCGAACGGGTCCATGTAGCGGACCCATACCGCCGGCAGGGTTATCGGTGCTTTGAAGAGGTTGCCCCCTTGAATAACACCGGCATTGCTCGCCTCGGCCGTAATTGTTTCACCGTAGGTGTCTGGGAAGGAGATGCCTGGTACCGGACCTTCCGTATAAGTGGTGTCGGTCGTCGAGGCTTCTTCATCGGCTTCATACCAGGTCACCGTGTCGCCGACACGCTGCTGGAGCGTGACCAGGCCCCGAAAGATGATCTGGCGGAGGTTCCTGACCTCGCGGTGATTGTCGGCCACTACTCACTTCATTCCCTGTTGGGCGCGCCACTCCTCGAGAGTCAATGTCCCGCCTTTGGGCACTGCCGCCGAAGGCTTGTCCGCTAGATGGCTCCCATGGACCCGGGTCTGCCCCGCTCCATGCCCGCCGATCATTGTGTCGTTGTACCGGTCTTTACTCCTACCAGCCATACCCGCTCCACCAACCTCCCGTGTCGTTGATCTTGGTCATTTTCCAGTTCAGGCCGCACCAACCGTTGCCGGACATGACATCCTCACCAGGATCGATCCCCGTGTTATCGGTTAGTGCGATGAAGGTGATGCCACCTTCGACCACTTCGTCGTTGACATAATACTGCGCGTCGAGGTCGTAGATTCCACGGTAGTGGACACGGACATCAGCAAGAACTGGTACGGGCGGGAGAACGCGATCAGGAACACGGTAGCGATCCTCGAGTTCCTGTTCGCGGTAGACAGGAACCAGCGTCCCCGTGACCCGACTGTGGCGCCGCAGAGTCTGGATCTCTATCGCATGCAGGCCCGTTCCAACCAGGTTGGCCAGATGTTCGTACCGAGCATTGAGCTGCTCGATGTGGCTCATTATGTGCTCGTACTGCTGTGAGAGCGGGATAACGGTCCCGTCACCGGTATCGATGGTGAAGTTTTGGGCCTTGGCTGTGGCCAGCGCCCAATAGCTCTCAACAACAGCCAGTATGGCTACCATGTTCTCTTCGACCGGCGGCAGCACCTGGGTCGGCGGGATGGCGTTGGCCACCGCGTCCAGGTACACCGGAGGTTCCCGATGGTAGGTGTGCTGCAGGAAGGCGATCTCGATGAAGTCGATCAGGTCGGTGTCGTTCCAGTTCATGTAGCCCAGGCCCTGCGCGGCCACCACCATCCCCTGGCTGGGGGGAACCTGGAAGATCAGCTTGCCGTTGAAGGAGTCGACGGCAAAGTCCACGCCCATCTGCAGTGGACCGTTCCAGGTGACGCCGTCGTCCGTGGTAGTGAGCACAACGATCGACGTGGGCTCGACGGGGGCTATGTTCAGGTCGAACATGGCTGTGACGCCGTCCGCCACCGTTGACATAGTGAACGGGCTGCCCATGTCGCCGAGCATGCGGCGGACACGATAGAGAACAGTCTGGGTGCTCACGACTGGTCCATCTGGAGGCTCACGGGAGCCATCAACAGCGTGTTCGGGGACCACCAAGAGGGCCAGGTCGCCTCGTCGTCACCGTATCCGACGCGCTCGTCCTGGCCCTCATCGTTCGGGTTCGTACCCTCCATACCTTCCAGGGTAAGAAGGGCTTAGGTCTGGGGTGGCTCGAACCAGAGGCCCTCGACCATATCGGGATCGAAGGTGTGGCCCTTCTGAGTAACTGATGTCACCCATAGGGTGTCGTTGCCGTCCAGGAAGACCTGACCTTGGACACAGGACTCCTCTGTAGGCACGCGGTCCCACACCCGGGTGATCAGCATGGGGTAGACGTCGCCCCGGCTGGGCTGGTTACCGTGAAAGACGTGTTCCGGCCAAGTGCGGCCGGTCAGCTCAGCAACGATGCTCTTGTGGTACTTCCGCTGGTCAAGCACGCGCTGCGCGTCGTACTCAGTGAGCGTGTAGTGGACAATTCGGCCGATGGACGGGATCATCAGCGGAGCCAGTTCTGCTGGGGCGGTGGGCCGACGAGCTTCTGGTTGATGAGCCACTTGGCCACGTACAGCGGGACCCGGTGGACCTTGTTGCGGGTGAGCTTGAACGTCTTGCCACCGTTGTAACCGATTGAGGTCTCGATGTCGTCCAGGGCCAGGACGTTCACGTACTGCTTGGCGGCGTCGGCCGGCGGGCGCTGGAGCACTTGACGGGGGTGGGGCTCACTGGGCTCGAAGTCGGCCGGGGCCACAGCCTTGGCCTCTTCATGCCGGCGCGCCCGGCTCTCTTTGGCCTTCTGGGCCGGCGTGGGCGGGACACCCTCGACGCCGGAAAAGGCGCCGTCCCCGAGGTCGATGACTTCCTCATCGACTTCTGCTACGAGCTGTTCGAACAGCTCGTGCTGGTCATCGGAGAGTTCGTCGTCGAGAGGGGTCATCGAGCCATCGGCGGAATAGACCCGGTTGTCGGAACCGTCCGGGGCCTCGAACAGCCCGGCCATGGTGGTGACCCGGCTTTCGTCGGCTTCAGTGGATTGCCGCTCTTCCACGAGCCGGCGGGTGCGCTGGGCAGTGTTCTCTGGAGGTCCAAGCGGATTGCGGGGGGCCATTTACTTTCCCTTCACCTTGTTGAGCCGCGGGTTCTTCTCTTTGGCTTTGGCGGAAGCGTGCCGGGAGCTGCTGGCCAATATGGCGCCGGCCCGCTCTTCGCTCACGCCTTCTTTGGCGGCTATCTTGGCCTGCTCAGCCTTGAAGCCAGGATGTGCTTTACTCATAAGTGGGAGGGTATCAATCTCTATGGACAAGCCCACTAAGAGTAACTAGGATGGACAGAACGCCAGAAGATCCCCCGGTCGCCATAGCCAACTGTCCTGTTCATGGGATCAACTTCGTGATGCCCCTCGAGCTGGTAATCCTGGAGCACACCCCGATGCGGGCACTGCTGGCTTGCCCCGTCGGCCCCCATCCAGTGGTCAAGACTACGGACGACATCTCCCCAGAGCAGTTTGCCATCCTCATGGGTGCCCTGGCAGCAGTCGAAGTGGAGAAGTTCCTTCGCGATAGGGACACGATCACTGATCTGGGTGGAACACCCGACATCTAACGCGAAGAAGCCCCCCAAAGGGGGCTTCCTCACTCTTTGGTAGCGACTTACAAGCAGGTGTGGACAGCCTGAGTGGCGAAAGCAGCCGTAGTGGCGCTCCACTTCAGGTACCAGCCGGCGGGAAGCCAGACGGAGTACATATTGCCAGCAGCTGGAGTGGCCGCGGTCGTGACTACGTTGGCCGGCGTCGAAGTCGGGCCGACGGAGATGGCGAGCGCGGTACCAGCAGTCGTGCAGGTCAGGTACACCATCGTGTTGTACTCCTGCAGCGATGTGGCCAGCTGAGAAGCGGTGCCGTTCAGAAACAGCCCGCCCGCGGTCGTGATGGAGGCAGTGACCACGGTCGAGGTCGTGGTGCTCACGCCACCATAAGGAAGGGCGGTGTAGGTGCTGACCCCATTGCCCAGCTTCCATCGACCAGTGTCCAGCTCTGTGACCTTGTAGTTGGGTGGGTAGACATAGTTGTAGGTCGCAAGGTTGGCGGCGGTGTCGCCGGTCTCGAAGATCATGACTTCCTCCGTCTAAGGCTTTGGGCTCTTCTTCCTAGTGTAAGAAGCCCCCCGACCCGAAGGCCGAGGGGCTTGGGCCAAAGATCGCTCTTTGGCGTTGCAATCGGTGTCAGTTCGTCTCGAGGAGCAAAACTGCCTGGTCGGTGATGAGGCCCCAGCCCCAGATCGAGTACCAAGCGAGAGCGTGCTCACGGCCGAAGTCGAGGATACCGCCGTCGCGCAGTTCGACAGGGAGGCTGATGGCATGCCCAAAGGCGTTGTCACCGATGATGATGGCCTGGTGGACCGTCGGGGCGCCGGAAGTCCCGACGTAGGTCGACGTGGCATCGCAGGGGAACTGCGCAACCTGGGTTGTCTCGATGAAGACGACGTCCTCGATGCGCCCTATCTCGCCGAGCATGAAGTTGCCCGGGGAGGCGTACTGCGTGACCAACTGCCACCTGGTGTCGTCCCGGAGTTCCCGGCTCTGAGACGGGTCCACGAAGCAGACGTAGGTCTCGCCCAGCCTCGGCACGTTCTTGCTGGCCAAGTGCTGGACCGCGTCCCTGACGAGGGCGTAGCGGAAGTAGTAGTTCCCAGACAGCAGGTACCGGGGCAGACCGGACGCGGTCGTGGTGATCGACAGGCCGGTATACACGCCCTGCTGGGTGGCCGGCGTGGTGGCGTTGGCCTGGATCTGGGCGGCGGTCGGGGTGACGCCGTTGTCCAAGTTCAACGGGTTCGGCGAAGAAGGCGTACCTTCTGAGGACTGATAGCCGAGCAGCACGGAGCTGCAGGACCGCAGCGTGTCACGCGCGCTCGAGTCCAGGTACATGGCCATGTTCCTGCCGAGCAGACGAGAGGCCGAAGCCATGACGTCGTCGAAAGAAGCATTGAGGAGCAGCTCGGACATCGCCACGGCGAAGCCCTGCTCGGCCACCTGGATGGAGTACTGCGTGGCGCTGAGGGCCTGGGTCTGCATGCGGACACCCTCAACCAGCTGCGAAGCAGGAGGCAGGTTGTTGTACCGCATGAAGTTCACGGTCAGGCCAGGCTGGACACCCAGCTCGGTCTTCTTCACCGCGAACTGCTCGAAGCGCAGGATCGGCATGCTCTGGAACAGGATCTCCTTGCTCCAGAGAGTTTGGATGGCGGGGCTCAGCTGCGAGTTAGCCCCCGCATAACCGGTGGGGCTCACAGAGAGCTGTGTAGTCCCGGTAATGGCGTTAGCCACGGTGGATGTTCCTTTCGCGTACTAGGGGGCTATCCGTAAAGCCCACGATTTGTCACCCCACCGGTTCGTCCGGTGGGCAGGTACTGACGGTTTTTGGCATAGTCGGCCATCGTCCAACTGGCGATCTCTTCGGCCGTGAACTCCCTGCTCTGGCCGTTGATGTTCGGGTCGTTGCGCGGGTCGTAGCCCTGGGTGGCGCGGGCAAAGCCCGCATCCGGTGAGGTGGTAGGCGTAGCGCGCTGAGATTCCTGCATCTGTGACTGGATGCTGGTAAGAACGGACTGAGTGCGAGCGACCAGACTGGCAGCACGGGCGTCGACTTCCTCGGTCGATGACAGGATGTCTCCCTCGGGTCCAACGAGGGCATCCCACCACTCCGGGAAAATGTCACCTTTGGTGGCCTCCAGAACTTGCTGACGGTAGAGCCGGAGCGAGTTGTACTGCTGCTCCTTCTGCCATATCTGTTCCAGGGCCTGCCGCTCCTGGCGCTCTTTGGCCAGGTCCGCTTCCAGCTTGCGCTGGACCTCGAGCACCTGCTCTTTCGCGGACAACTCCGCGATACGAGCCTGCTCCGCCTTCTCCGCAGCCGCCTGTTCCGCTGCGGCTGCAGCCTCTTCACGCTGGCGTCTTTCGGCTTCGAAGGCCTCAGCCTTCTGTCGCCAGTTCTGGACCTCGGGATAGAGCGTTTCCTTTACTTCTTTGCGGATCCGCTCACGCTCGAGATTCACCTCTTCCTGGGTGTACAGACGCGGGGCGCCGGCACCGCCTTGAGGGGCCGGAGCGTTTTGAGGGTTCGGTTCAGGATTAAGGGTGCCGTTGTCGTCAGCCATTCTTTTCTGCCTTTCGGTAGCTCAGATCGTGGGTGCTATTTCTTTTTCTTGTCAGGCGCGCGCCTGTTCGTGGCGTTTTTGGTCCCCGTCGCGATTTCAGTCGCCTGCTTGACAGGATCTGTTCCTGAGCCGGCGTTGATCGTCGGCCCCGGCAAAGGTTCTGCTGGGTTCGAACCGGCCTGCAGATTGCCTGCAGCGCCTGTGACTCCTGCGCCTCCTGCGGACTGCACATCTCCACCCGCGCCGCCGCCCGCAGGAGCGGCCATGTACGGGTTGACTCCGGACATCAGCTCGATGGCCCCGCCGCACTCGATCATGGTGAGGTCGAGAACGGCCTGGCGCTTGATGTCGTCGATCAGCTCTCGCTGGATCTCTTCGAGCTTCTCGTCGGGGTTCTCTTCGCCCATATCCTCCAGGGCGCCCTTCTTGCTCTCGAGCCCCAGAGCTTGCTTGCCCTGGATGATATTGAGCTGGATCAGCTCGTCGATCGGGAGCGGCGTGGGGAAGACGGGCTTGCTGCGATAAGTGTCTGGGTCCCGAACATCGAGTATGTCGAGCTGGTGCTCTTTCAGCTCGGGGTACTTATTCGGGTTGTAGACGAACATTGTGGGCTCTTTGAGAGCCAAAGTCCGCAGCGCGTACTCGCAGATGTAGCGGTACATCGGCCCGTACTGGGTCAGCTTCTGCTGGCGGGCCAACATGGTGGGCTCGTACTTGATGGCTAGCGCCACGCCCGAGGTATTACTGATCGCCTGCTCTTCGCCCAGGGCGTTGATCGGGATGCCCATGCCCTCGAACATGTGGAGCTTGACGCGGTCGATGTAGTTCACGACCAGCGAGTAGTCGCCCTCCATGGTGAGGTTGTAAGCCTGTGACTGGGGGCTCGGGAGTGCCCACACCTTGTTCGAGCCCCGCTGGAGCTGGCTGGACTTGGCGCCCACCAAGATCGTGACCGGGTCAGCGTAGTAATTGATGATGTCGCTGATCTGCCACATCTTTTCGTTGTATTCACGGTTGAGCCCGATGATCTGCATGAGGTCGGACTCGCCCCAGGGTGACGAAGCGACGTTCTTGTTGGAGCAGTGAACGATGGGGATGAACCCGAGAGGGTTGGGGTGCGACGAGATCAGCTCGTCGTTGATGTACTCCTCGATCGCGTTATCTGTGATCAACTCCGTGAACGTGAAAACGGCCCGGGTGCCCTCAAGCGTCGTGTTACCGGTCCAGTACGTAGACCCGTGCCGGCGAGCGAACCAGATGCCACTCTTGACGCTCGGGCACCAAATCTTGCTGTCTTCGGTCCAAACACGGGACTCCTGAAGATAGTTAGTCAGCAGGTAACGCTTGTCATAGACCTGTACTTTCTCACCATCACGAATAATCTGTGACCGTTTGCCCAGCATGGCGCAAAGCATCTGAAAGCTGCTCTTGCGGCCATCATCAAGTTGCGTCCAACGAACTGTTCGTTGGTCAGCGGTACCGCGGTACCCGTCACCATCGATCAACGCTTCGTAGAATAACTTTGCCTGATGGTAAGTAAGCGAACAGAGAAACTCAGGGGTGATCTGCTTATTTGGTGCAACTTCCCAAAGGGCTTCCTTCACACCTTTACCCAGGTAGAAGTTGATCATGCCTTTCTTGGTCGGAGCGTACTCATTGAACGTAGCTCCTTCAGAACGCCACCAAGATGCGAGCCGGCGCAACTGAGCCAACCCATCGGGACGCTTCTGGCCGATATATATCGACCGGCAGCCGGTCTGATTGATGTGGTCCCAACCTTCGGTAACATACCAAGCGACAGTCTCTACCAGCTCGTCTGACCACTTTGGCGCGTCACGGAACGCCAATGGAGTTCCGCCGCCCACAACAACCCGAGAACCGTCACGTAGTTCCGGTATTGCCCGGTCTCCCTCAAGCCCAATAGAGGTACGACAGATCTCACGTTCGTACCGCGTTGTATGGGCGCGGCCATGTTGAACCTCGGTGAGCCAGCGATGATTTGGGGTGGTGACAGCGTCGATACGTCCAGACCACCGAACGAGGTGCCCTTCATACTCATGGACGGCTACCCCGTCAACCGGCTCCCAATGAATCTCATCAGTGTCGGGATCGAGAGTGAGGACCTCATCACCGACCCGCAGTTCATCGTATGTCTTCCACCCATCTCGGGTCAACGCTTCAGTTTCAGTGTCGACACAAGACCAGAACCGGTACTTCAGCTTGAACCGGATCATGCGATTTCTGTCGTGGGGATGCCACTCGGGGAAGCATGTGGCGGGATTGAGAGGAAGTATCCGCACACGACCGGGGTGGAAATTGCCGGCCGGGTCGGTCCAGCTCTCTTCGTACGCGATCTTGACAAACACGTCGCCGCAGATGCTCCCGTACTGCCCGATTTCCCAAACGACCTTCTCTTTGTCGTTGTCGATTTCCCAGATCCGGGACAGGGCCGGGGTGATGATGGCTTCGTTTTCCGGTGGGACCTTCCACGTAACCCCCTTGCCGAAGACGAAGTTGGTCATATAGTCCGAGAGCCACCGGGAGAAGTTGACGGTGACTTGATGCTCGCCGGGAACGGCAAGCTAATGATACCCCCAGTGGTATCCCAGGTAGAAGGCTTTATTCAAGCCCACCCCTGGGCATAGCGATTTAGCCTGGGGCCATGAACTTCAAACTCTTCATCTGCGAGTTCGACAAGGCCGAGAGGTGAAATAGCGATCGTGAGATCGCTAGACGCTGCACGATAGCTAGGAGAAACGAAATCTAGCATGGGGGTAGGTTAGGGTGTCACCTCCGATCCATACGACGCGGTAGCTTCTGCAGCCCCGCTATGTTCCGAATGGATGAGGCGACCTACGCCGAGCGTAATGACCTCCCAAGGAGTCAAGCCGTGATCCGAGGCGTACTTGGCTACCTCGGCTGAAAAGTCTGCGTCCCACATGGCACGCGCCCGTTTGGCATTTCCACGCCGGCAAAGCCAACGGCAGTTATCGGGGGTGTAAGGCCCATCGGGATCGATACGGTCTAGTAGACGCGTCAGCAGCGAGGTCACTGAGTGTCCAGCGTAAAGGACAACTAAAAAGGCTCTGCTAGTTGCTCGCTCCTAGTTGCTCGCTGGCAACTTGTCCTTTAGAAAGTCGGTCTTCCCAGGCCCTGACGGTCGCCCGCATCTCCATGAGGCTCTCCGGTACCCACGCCTGTTGCACGCGGGCCAGCCCTGTTCGGTCAGGGTGCGGGTCCCAAACGATCTCTCCGTGCTCTCCAACAACAGCGTGGGTAAGCCCAGGGCGTGGTGAAGGGCCAGTTAGGATGCAGCGCTCTTGGGGGATCGGCTTGTTACTTAGGCCTACCAACCGGAGAGCGAAGCCCCGCTCAGCGAAGAACCCCAGAAAGAGGGGGTACCACCAGCGGTCCATTGGAGTGCCGTACCAGTCAGCGAAGTTGAAGACGTCCTCGAGTTCGAAGCCGAAGTAAGTTGCTACCGCTGCTTGCAGGCAGTTCCCACGCCGCACGAAAGACCCGTCCTCGGCAAGGACGGCAAACTGCGTCTGAGTTACACCGTGGGGGTCGGAGTCGTACATGAGAGAATCTCCCACTCGTGGCCGGCGTGGAGGAACCCGTGCCACTCCCAGCCTGTCCAATCCCAGGTACGGATTGAGCCCAGGATCTCGAGGGAGCCGTCCTCGTGCTCGACGAACTGCCAAGGGGGCTCCGCTACCCGGACAGGCATCTGCCGGTGCTCCCAGGCCAGGTGCAAGGAAGACTCATCTGGTGGAGGCTCCGGTCCCGGATTGGGATCAGGCAAAAGGCACCAGACGGAGTTCTGGCGCGTACGGCAGTAGTCACCCGGGATGATCAGCTCGTCCACGCAGCTGACCCGGCGCCCCTTCACACTGTCCAGGCTAAGAGACGGGGTACACCCGCCTGTAGGCCCGCTGATCGATAAAGAGT